CCCTCCTGCGCCTGGGCCGAGCCGAGGAAAACCGCGAGGAGGAGGCTTAGGACCAAAGTCGCGTCCCCCGGATCGTGAATCCAGCCGAAGCCGTGTTCTTAAACGTGTCGATCGCACGATTCTTCCCGTCCAAGTAGATGGCCATAAGCTCGTTTCGCTTGGTCACAATCTCGGGCGTTTGAATCTCAGCCGTGAGCAAAAGCCACGCGGCAAAGGCGCACAGAGAAAGGTGGAACTGCGCCATGAGTGAGGAGGAATTAAGCGGGACGGACGTGTCCCCGGACATCGAAGCCGGCAGCGGGTAGTGCCTCATGACGAGGGGTTTGGCCTCGACTGGGATGGGGCAAACACGAACCTGTTTCCGGGCCTCCTCGGGGTCGACGATGTAGTATTCAGGGGTCCCAGTTTCGCTCGCCCAATCCTGCCCCTTGAGACGGGCTATTTCGTGCCGCGAAATCGGCTTAAGCTCTGCCCCGTCATACTGGACCCAATCCTCATACATGAAGTCCGAGGGCAAATCGTAGGTTGCAAGGCCATCTTCGGTCGTCCAAGACTGGTCCCGCCAAAGGACTCTGGAATCCAGCGCAAACTGCTCTTGGGCGCGGTCTAGCGCCGTGTTGTACTCGGCAGGCGTGTAGCGCGTCTGGTTCTTATCCCCGCACATTCGGGCGGTCTCCGTCCGCATCGTTCCGCGATTCATTGGGTCACCTCAGTTGCGGGGACAAAAGGTTTTCCCGTCACAGCGTCAATGACGCCGTCCCAGGACTCCTCAACGACTTGGACATTGGTCTTGACCTGCTGGGCATACTCGGGCGTCTCGATCTTCTTGACCTGCCCCCGGGAGACAATCTCGCGCAGGATCTTTTCGTAAGCGAACACGTTGCGGTCGACGTTAAAGTCCTGCCGGGCCCGCTCATAGGCCGCATTGCCAATCTGCCGCCTCTTGGCCCGGTCGGTAATGAGGGACTCCAAGGCCGCCTGGAACCCGTCCGGGGTATCAGCCAGGAGCGCGTCTTTGCCGTTGACCAGCGTCTCCGCGAAGTGGCCCACATTGGACGCCACGCAGGGAACGCGCATGCCGGCGTATTCCAACCACCTAAGGTTTGACTTGCCCCGGTTAAAGGCATTGTCGACAAGGGGAGCTAGGCCGATGTCGAAACCCAGGGACCCCAGGAAGTGCGGGTATTTGTCGATACGGGTAAATTTCTTAACGCACTCAACGCCCCGAATCCCTTTGAGGAAGTCGGGGATTCCATGGACGAACACGAAACGCACGTTGGAATACTTGGCGAGGATGTTCTTAACGACGGGCTGGATAATGCGAAGGTCTTCGTTATGAGAGGCCCCACCCATCCAACCGATGCGGATTTGGCCCTTTCTCCCCCGCTTCTGGACGCGGTCCCAGACCTTGAAATCCAGGCTGTTGTGGACAACGGAGATGTTCTCGTTAAGGTCGCTGTAGACCTCTTTGAGGTAGTTGGTCGAGACAATCATCGCGTCGGCCGCCTTGAACTGCTCGACGGCCAACCGACGGAAGGGCGTCCCGGGGTCGTAGAAGGGCGCAGCCGGGTTGTAATCGGCGGTGGACAGCATGTTGTCGTCGATTTCGACGCAGATAGGGACCTTGCCCCCGAGGTGAGCGGACGCCTCTTTCATCGACAAGAACATGTCCAGGGCGGCGGGCGTATGGACCATGCCCATAACCACGACGTCCGCCTTCCTAAAGTGGTCCCAAAGCTCGTTGAAGATCCTTGTCCTATGCGCCGGGTCCTCGATGTCCATTTCCCACGGGTGATTTTCGGTCAGCTCGTACTTGAACCAGGGCATATGGGACAGATACGCGCGGTTTCGGTGGGCCGCGACGTTCCAAGACCACATGCGGTAGTAACTGACTCCCGCGTTCGAGGTGGGGATATACAGGACTTTGAGTGGTGTCATTTGGTTTTAGATCGGGCGCTTTAGGCCGAAAAAAAGCCTCTCACGCGGGGGAATGCGTGAAAGGCTCCAAACAGCCTAAAGCGGGGCTCGCGGGTTTGGCCGCGATTCGGCGGGGATCAGCCGCCTACCCGATATTTGTTACGCGGTTACTCGATATGCCTCCAAGTATTTGGTCTTGAACGCCTTAACCTCTTCCGGTTTCCGGGTCTGAGAGATGCCAGACCCCAGGAGCCGATAAGCAGCTAAGACGTTGGGAACGAAATCGAAGCGAACGCCAGACATGTAGAGCTGGGTCTGGAAACACCAGTCGTCAATTCCCAGGCGGGCCACGTCGCCGCCTTGGTAGGGGAACTTCAAAGCCAGTTCCTTGGTGTAAGCGGTCGTGCTGTGGACGATGCGGTTTTCTAGGGTTTCCAGAGCCCGTTCCTTGTTGAACACGTCGGCCGGAATCTCGCCCGCCTGACGCCCGCAAGCGTCCATTTGAACGGCAGAGCCGTAGAGGAACTGAGCGCCTTTACTAAACTTCTCGGCCGTGATCTTGGCTCTGTTAGGTAACGCCAGGTCGTCGGCATCCAGGACCAAGATAACGTCGCCGGTCGCCGCGAGGTTGCCGACATTGCGGGACTCAGAACGGCCACGGTTGTGCTGATTGCGGATAACCCGGACGAGGGCCTCTTTCTTGGCCTGCAAGACCGGATCGACCCACTTGGCCGTAAGGGCCTGCTGCGTTGAGTCGGTGGAACAGTCGTCCACCACAATGACCTCGATGTCGCGATACGTCTGCTCAAGGCAGGACTGAACTGCCTGGCAGACCCAGGCGGCGCTGTTGTAGCTGGGGATGACGAAACTAAGCCGCATTGACAACCTCCAGGACCTTGGCCGGGCTTAGCGCCTGGCGGTAGTAATCGACGGCCTTTTGATTGGGACCCTCTTTGGCCAGCTTGCGGAGCCGCTCAACCATGGACACGATAAACTGCTCGTCCGTCACGCGGTCATCAAGGAACCCGGCATAAGGGCTCTGGACGTTCGAGACGACGTGACGGCCGGTTACAAGCATCCGCTTGAGCGCCGGTGACATACAGCGGTCAACCCAAAAGTGGATAACTCCCGTGTAGTCCTCGATTTTGTGGACGCCCCCGGCCGTGTCTATGTCGATGTCCGGGCACGCTCGCTTGATGGTCGACAGCGCGTGCTGGTACTGAGCCGACGCATCGACCAGGAATTTGGGCGTCTCGGGCATCGGGGGAATTTCCCCCGCATGGACGATGGGCAGGGGAAGGATCTGGGTCTGGAAACCAGCCTTGTCCATGATCCGTTGAGAAGCCTTGTCCTCAACGAACATCTTGAAGGCTTGATTAAACCGTCCGGTGTATTCCTCTAGGGCCTTGAGCGAGACTGCATGATAAATCTCCTCGACGTTGTCTTTCGTCCAGAAGAGGACCTTTTTGTGCTGGGGGCCCCACAAGGACGCATGAAGCCCAGCAACCCCGGGATTGAGACTAAAACCGATCTGGATAATGGTCTTGTAGTGGTTCGGCTTGTCATTGGGGCGGTCCTCATAGTCCGCGTCGATGAGCTTGGCCAGGGCAATCCCGTCGTGCTTGTCGGACAGGCTCGTAACACACACTTCACGGCAGGGGATCTTATGCTTGGCGCGGACCTTGTCCTTTCGACCTAGCCAAGCCTCGGGAGTGCAGCCCTTACCGCTGATGGACTCAGGCGTCGGGTAGGCCGTCGAGAAGGCATAGCCGGCCAGATACTTACCCACACCGCCACGCTCGACCACCGACAGCCAAAAATCCCAGTCCTGGAGGGATTCCAGGTCCTCGTCCCAGAGCCCCACCAGCTCACGCCGCAGCGGGAAACACGTCGAGATGTAGTTTGAAACCCGAAGGAGCCACGGATCAAAAGGCTCTGAATTGATGGCCCCGCGCTCGCCGAAGAACTTATAACCGCCATAGACGAAGCCGACGTCCTTATTTCGGTCGAGAATATCGACCCAGTTTTTAGCCGCGTGGGGCTCAATCTCGCAGTCGGAATCCCAGAACACAACGTAGGGGGTCTGGGACGTGTGCTTAAAGCCCTCGTTTCTCGCCTTGCACGCCCCGCCGTGGTCGATCTGGACTATCTTGTGATCGGGCCACTTCTTCATGAGCCTGGCAATGAGTCGGGCCGCGTCCTCGTCTGCTCCATCGAGGACAAAAACCGCTTCCCATTCCTTGAGCGACTGAGCCAAGAGGGATTTAATGCACCGCTCCAAGATTTCGTGCTTGGGCTTATAGACGGGCAGGATGAAGCTGAGCCTAGGCGTGTGCAAGTTGTCTCTCCAGGTTGGAATAGTGGAAGCGGTATGTAGAAAACGGGCCAGGATAATTGGCCGGGATGAACTTAAACCCCTGACCGTCCTTGAACGTCACCCGGGGATGGGCAAGGGCAACGGCGCGCGCCTCCTCGGCGGTAGAACCCTGGTTGATGCAGCACTTAACCATGCGGTCAATACGCCTCTCTAAAGGCCGAACGTCCGAGAAGTGCCAGACCTCAAGACCAGAATCATCGACCTCGTAGGGGTAGCGGTCGAAGGCTTGGCCGTGGAACTCGTGCGAGTCTCCCGTTATCTCGGAGAAATAGACGTCCTCCTCCACAGCGCCATAAAATCCGTGGTAATGGGCTCCCAGGTCTGGATTCCTTAGCCGGTAGATGTTCTTCCAGTACGCCCCCCGCCCCTCGATAATCTCGAAGAGCTGGCCTCCAGGCTCGCCGGCGAAACTCCGAACGCGCGTCTTGAGCGCCACGGCCTTGGACGCTTTCAGACAAAGAATTTGCTCGGGATTGAGGACGTACATGTCTGGATGGAGAAACCACGCCAGGTCGGTGTCTAGTGACCACATGCACTCATTGAAGATACGGACGTAGTCCTCTTGGAGGTTCTTGGGGTCACGCCCACGGACTAGCTTGATCTTGTGGCCAAATGGCGTCTGCTTGATGGCCTCTATGATTTCGAGCGTCCCGTCCGTGCTGTTGCCGTCAAACAGACACACCTGGTCAATGAAAGGCAGGATGCGGAGCAAGTGCGCCGCGATCCACGGGGCCTCATTCTTAATGAGAGTGAACGTGCCCACGCTCATCGGATGGCCACCACATTGAGCGACACAAATTTCCCGTCCGTGTTGCACCGCATCCGGCTACAATCGTCGGGATTGCCTATCGGGAACTCTTCAACCTGGGACACCTCCGAAAACCCAGCCACGCGGAGGAGATGCTTGAGCCGGTCGAAGTCAAAACCGGCGTAATGGTATGCCGTCTTGTAGCCCTGGTCGCCCCAAAGGAAGTTGACTACCCAGTCGGCCATCCCGTGCTTGAGGTAAAGTTCTACAGCCCGCTTAAAGTCAGGCACGCCGACGTAGAGGACCCCGCCCTTGCAAAGAACCCTCGCCCACTCTTTGAGAACGTCCACAGTCTTTGGGTGCGGGAAGTGTTCCAGGACGTGGGATGCGTAGATTTCCGACACTTCCCCATCTTTGAAGCGGGAAAGGTCGGAGATATCGCCTACGATGTCCACGCCCCTATGCGGGTCGCAATCCATCCCGGTAAAGCCAGCGATTGGCTTCTCCCGGCAGCCGAGGTTGAGCTTGATGGCGGATTTCACGGGCATGTGCAATTCCCCGATGCGTCGACGGCGGAGGTACACTTAGCCAGGATGTTGGATGAGTTGAGGCACAAGGCCCCGCCAGTCGTCGGCGAACCCGTGCCAGACAAGCCAATGCCGCCGCCCGAAGGCAAGGACACGACGCCCTTGGCACCGGACGAATACCGCGTGATCGACCCGCCGTTGTCGATTCTCAAGCCGTCGTTTCCGGCCGCGTTCATCGCGTCGAGGTAGGTCGTCCCAGCGCCGTAGGCACCGACGCTGTTACCCGTGCCGACGGACTGGATTTGGCCGCCAGCCTTGCTGACCGTGATGTTATCGACGGCGATGATTCCGCCCGTTACCGTGCCGCTAGAAACGGCCGTCCGGCCCCAGGAAAACGCCCCGTCAAGACGGATTCCCGTTTGCGTCCCCGTGCCGATGGCGATGAAGTTGTCAGAGCCCATCCGAAGGGCCGTTATGTCGTCGGTGTTGGCCGCGTTGCGCCAAGCGATTGGGAAGCTATTCCTAAGTCCAAGTCCGCCATTGGTCGCGGCACTCTGACCTAGCCGGATGTTCGACACGGTTGAATAGATCGTGTCGAAATAGGCGTTTGAATGGTTGAGAATGCCGTAGATGGTCGATGTCGCCGTGCTTGACTGCGGGCCGTCGATCTCAAGTCCAACGCAAGGCCACGTCCCCTTGGTTTTGTCGTCGGACGTGCAGCCCATGGCGTGGAAGTTGTTGACCTGGACGGGCTTGTAACCGGGCCCCGTGGACACAACCAACTGAGACGACGCGACACCCTGGAGAATGGCCGAGTCGGCCATGTTGGACCCAACCTGGATGATCGGATTAGCCACGATGGACCACAGGTTGTTGGACTGAGAATCCAAGTAATTACCAAGCAGGTCAGGCCGGTTGGCGGCACCGTTGACTCCGACTCCAAGAATCAAGTTCTTATGCGTCGGGCTTCCCGGATAACCCGCGTTAGAACCAACCACAACCCCGTTGAGGCTGATTAGGACGTGGTGGGTCCCCGTCGTGCCGGCGATGACAAAGGCCCGCATACCGGCGTCCCGATGGATTCCCAAGGCCGGATCGTTGGCAAAGCCTAAGACAGGGTCGCCGGCCGAGCCATCGGATAACGTGGCCGCCGAGAAAGAGGCGTCAAACTGGCCGTTTGAGTCCCGCAGCGGGATGGTCAGCGGGGTAGACTCCGAATCGGCAGTCACGTTTGACGCCGGATTTGTAGTAATCCCAAGCGCCAGCGATGGCAACAGTAGGAGGGCTAGAGTTTTCACGGGCAAGTGCAATTCCCCGATCCGTCCCCAGCCGACGTGCATTTGCTCAGGACGTTCGACGAGTTAAGACACAGCATTCCGCCCGTAGTGGGCGCTCCCGTGCCGCTAATGGAAACTCCGCCGCCTGCGGGAAGAGTGATTACGCCCTTGGCACCCGACGAATAGCGCGTAATAGCCCCCCCGTTATCAATGCGGAGACCGTCGTTACCCGCAGCGTTCATGGCGTCCAAGTAAGTCGTTCCAGCGCCATAAGCGCCCATGTTGGCCGCGCTGCCGACAGCCTGAACCTGGACGCTCGCCTTAGTCGCCGTGATATTTCCCGACACGTTGAATGCGGCATTGGACCCGTCCACCGTGGCCACTCCGCTTGACACGTGCAGGCGGGTATTGGGCTGGAGCGTGCCAATTCCCACATTCTGGCCAACGGTCTGGATGGTGTTTGTGTTGACGGTGATCGTCGTCACATCCAAATCGGCAATCGCCGCGTTAAACTGACCGTTCGCATCGCGCAGAGGGATGGTCATGGGCGTGCTATCAGAGTCCGCCGTGACGTTGGAGGCTGGGTTGGTCGTAATCGCCAAAGCCTGGCCTCCGATCATGATGAGGGCCGCAAGGGCCAAGAGCTTCTTCATTCCAGCCTCCGTAACTTCGTTTCGATAGTTCATGGCTTCAAGGCCGCCGCCCCCATTTCTGGGAGCGGCAGCTTCAAACCATCAACTACACCAGCTCGTGGGTCGCGAGGATGCAACCCGCCGAGGGATTCAACACCGCTCCAGCCATGCGGACCTTGAAGGCCACCGTGCTGTTGAGGTGGTAAGGATCGTTGGTGGACTGCGGGCCGGGACGAGTGATGATGAACTTCACCGCACCGCCAAGCTCGGCCGCCGCCAGACACCCAGAGCCGAAAATGGGCGTCAGGTTGACGGAGTGAGCCGCGACGGCGTAGCGCGGGCAGTTGGCGGACTCCAGGAAGCGGACCTGGTGGACCGTCGCCACCTCGTGCTTGTACATGGTCTGTTTCGGACCCTCGGCGTAGTTGAGATGCCACTGCTTGAAGTCCGAGTTGCCCAGCATCGTCGCGATGGCGTTGGGATGGGCGATGGCCACATACTTACCATCCGACATCGGATCGACGTTGAGCCGCTTGAGGCGAGCAACGGCCTTCCGCACGCCGATGGGGCCAAGGCGGGCAGAGATGGACGGAGCCGTCTTGGACACCGCCGACAGGCGAGCCGCCGACGTGCCGAAGACAACCGGCAAGCCGAACTGGAGGCTGTTGGCAGTCGTGCCGGTGTTGGCGCAGAACGCCGACGCCAGAACCGACATCCACGCCGACAGGATCTTGGTCTTGGTGTCCGCGAGCTGACCGACCTGGACGCGGGCGGCCGCGCCCGAGCCCTTGAACACGGCGTACTGGAGCGCGTTGTCCACCGTCAAGGCCGCGCTGTTCTCGATCTCACGCATGGCACCCTCGTCGACATCCAAAACCGCCGTCTGGCGAACCAGGTCCGTGATCTTGAAGTGCCGGCCGAAGGAGTTGATCGAGACATTGACCTTCCGCGAGGAAAGGGCAGTCGCGGCATTGGCGGACGCCTCAGCCAGGAAGGAAGACGCCGCAGCGATCCTGCGGAAGCCGTTCCAGGTGATCTGAGTGCCAGACCCCTGCGGGATGGGGTAAATCTGACCATCCATCTGAGGGACCTGGTAAAACCAGACCTTGTCGTAGAGCGCCCGCATGGCGCGCCGCGAAAAGTAAGATTCCAGTAGGTTGTCGTTGTTTACGGTGCTAGTATTTGCGTCGGCCACTTAACTCTCGACCCCTGTTTCTTAGCGGAACCTCAAGCCTCTGGATTTCCAGAAAGCCGCTTCCTGCTCGGGCGTCATCTTGGCCAGGTGGGCGTTGATTTCGTCCGGGCTCATGGCGGCGTAGTTGGGCTCTGAGGGCTTGACGACAACTCGGGGGGCCGGATTGACTGGCGTAGGCGGAGCCTTCGCTGTCTTTCCCGTGGGAGTGGGGGTCTGAACCTGCTCCCCTGAGTCTTGCATCATCTCGGCTAACTTCAGGTCTGCCAGGTATTCGCGATAAGCCGCAGTCCAGGACGGGAGCCCTTTTTCCTCTCGTATCGCGGTTAGCTTCTCGATCCCCTCGGACGTAAAGACCCAAGGGTCCCGCTTGCGAATGACCTCAAGCTCCCGCCGCCTCTCCTGGTCCTCCAGCTTTTGGTTCAGGCTTTGAAGGCTCTGCGCCTCGGCTGAGTGCTTGGCTTCCATCATCTTGACCATGACCCTCGCCTGAGCGATGGCATGGGCTTGATGGATGGGCTGGCCAGCCGCCGCCGCCTCGTTAATCAGGTCTTGCGCCACCTGAATCTCAAAGGGCGACAAACTGACCGGAACAGGCGTAGACGGTGGGACAGCCGGGACGGGAGCGCCAGACTTGAGGGCGGCAACCTCGTTTTGTTTCTGCCGCAATTTGCGCTCCAGCTCGGCGTACTTGGCCAACGCCTCCTCGGCGCTAACCGTGGACTTTGTGACTTTCTCCTGATTGACCGAACCGTCAGGGTTTTTGAACTTGTCCGGGACGGGAGTTGCCGGGGCCGTGGCCGGTTGCTCGGGCTCGACCGTCTCAGTCACGTTCTCAACCTTCGGCGGCTCTTGCGTCTGCTGCTGCTCTTTGGCGAGGAAGGCTAGGTCCTTAGCCAGGTCCCCCGGCTTACCGGAGAACTCCTGCGGTGGGGCTTCATTGACGACGGGGTTTGCTCCCCCAGCGCCAAGGTCAACTTCCACCGTCTCAACCGTCGTGCCTTCGCCTTCCATGCTTTTCTCCTCGGGTTATCCTTTCGGGCCCGTCCTACTCCCCAGCCCCTATCCGGGGTTGTGGGGTCCCTGCTCGAATTTCATCCTCGACCGTCTCTTTGAAGTCCTCAAGCGCACGGGCGCGAGAACCAAGACGAATCCCCGTCTTTCCAGTGGCCGACTCACACTTGGAAGACGACACGAGGTTAAAAAGCTGTTCCTTGGGGTCCCGGATCATGCCTTCCAGAATTTCCCGGATGAGATGGCCACCAAGGCTGTTCCACGCCTCGGAGATGGCCAAAGACCTCTGGACGGGGGTCAGCTCAGCCACGCGGCGGCTCCTCCGGTTGTGGCGGCGGGGCCATCTGCTGAGCCATGCCGACGGCCATTTCCTGGGCCTTAGAGGCGATCTGGAGAGCGTCAGCCTCGGGCAGGATGTAGGTGTCCTCGTCCTCGCCCAGGTCGGCAATCTGGGACTTGGCATTGCCCAGAGTGTTAAACCAGGGCATCATGCCGAACTGCTGCTGGAGGGCGACCTTTTGAGCCTGCCTCCGGGCCTTGTTCTCCATCTCGAAGACCCCCTTAGGGATCAGCCTGTAGTTCTGGGCCACCTGCTCAGGGCTCATGAGGATGAGTTGAGCGGCCTTCTCAGGCCCCAAGGCCATGACGTAGTCCTCGGGGTTGTAGTTCTGGTAGATGAGTGCCCAGATTCGATGGGACAGGCGCTTCTGGAAACCGAACTCGGACAGCTTGGCCAAAAAGGCCATCTTGTCCTGGGTTACGCCTTGCTGAATCTCCTGCCCGCCTAGCGTGCGGTTGGAGTCGTTAACCTGATTGGCCGTGCCAAGGGTTGCCCGGGTTACCGACGTGCGCTCCTGGGCGATGCGCTCCCATTCCTGGGGCTCGACGAAGGCTGTACGATCAGGCCCGCCCATGTCGATGCGCTGGAAGAAGTTCGACAGGTTGGCTTGGTCTACGCCCTTGGGCAGTTTGAAGCGGATGACGTTGCGGTTTTCGTCCACGTCCTTGGGGTCAACGAGGGCGCTCTCGATAATCGCGAACTTCTGCATAAGCCCAATTGACCCAGCGTCCAACCGTTGATTGACCGTCTCGGAGGCCACAAGCTGGGCGTCCTTGAGCATCTCAGGGATGCCCCGGCCGTAGGACTGGCCGGCCACGGGCATATAGTCGTCCTGCTCAAGGTCAGGCTCGCCGTCGTAGGTGTCATTGACGGCGACAGACACGACGCAAACGCCTTTCTTAATGCGGAGGCGGGCGGGGACTAGAGCCTCGGGGTCATCAATCGGCTGACCGTCGATGAGGACCCATTTCTTGGGCAAACGGGCCTGAATCTCGAAGCACTCATGTTGACGGGCGTAATCCGGCCGCTCGACCTTGGTGTCGGAAATCTGCCGGTCAGACTCGACTTGCTTCTTGTCCTCAGGCGTCTCCTCATCGGAGGGCAGGTCCTTGAGCTTGGCCGCGGCCTCGGGCAGGTAATAGCCTTCCGCAGCGCCCTTGACGATGTCGCCATAGGTCTCGTAGTAGCGATGGGCAATCGGGAAGCCCTTGGTCGTGTTGAGGGACTTGGGGTCTTTGAAGATGTCCCAGATGGAGATATGTTCGAGTCTGACACCCCGGTAGGTAATGACGTCTTGGACCTCGTCCCGGTAGCCGATGATGCGCGCCTGACCGCTGAGACTGCGGAACAGGGACATGGGGTCAGAAAGGCTCACCTGCTCATAGACCGGCACCTTGACCGGCCGGGGCTCGACCTTCTCCTCAAACCTGGCCCGCATAAAGCCCGACCCATACGTCGTCTTGTCCTCGTTGACGGCGTTGCGGGCTATTTCGTACTCGGCCTTTTCCCGCTCGATGAGGACCAAGTCACGGATCAACTCACCCTGGTCAACCGGAGGCGGCATGCCCGGCACCACCTGCCGGGGAACCTCAACGCGGGGTTTGTACTCAAGCGGCGGCTTGGCCCCTAGCTCGATGTGAAACAGGCTTGCTAGGGCGTTCTCACGGTGGGACGCCGTCAGCGGCCAGACGGCCTTGGACTGCCACTTCTCTTTCTTGGCCGCGAGGTTGGCGTCATAGATCGAGTCAGCCGCCCTCTGCCACCGCCGCCACTGCTCTTCCCAGGAGTTTTTGCGCCACTCCATGGACTTGTCAAGCCAGCGGGTTGCCCAGTCCAGCAGCTCGCCCAGCATGGCGTCACGGTCGAGGACGATTTCCTCCGGGATTGCCGGGGTTTCGGCTTCTACCGGGTTTTCCGGGAAAACGGGGTTGACGGACTCGGGCATCTCGGCGCTATTCATCGCGTCTCCACGCTCGCCATGCGAAGTCCCCAACGCGAAAAGGGCGCTTGCGGCAGATCCTGGTAGGCGACTCGCAGGGAACCCGGCTTAGGGGTGTAACCGGCCTCGCGAAGTCTCCGAGAAACGCTCCGCCGCAGCCAGCGGAAGAAATCCAACGGCAGGCGTAGGTCGGAACCAACCATCGTCGACGCCGAGTAGACGGCTGCACTATTCATCGGGCGTTCCGTCCTTGTGGGCGTAAATGACCTCGTGCCCGATGTGCTTGGGGCGAATCTCAGACTTGGAGCCAAGGAAGGTCTTGCAGTCGAGGCAGCGGATAGCCTCCCAACGTCTAGGCTTCTCGGACGCCTGCTCGTAGACCCATCTAGGCATCGGTGTTGACTCCGTAGCCGCTAGACGTGGCGGGAACCCAGGCCGAGACATCCTCAACCACCGGCCCGCTCATCAAGTCGTAGCGCAGGACGTCGCAGAAGTCCTTGTGATCTTCCATCGGCTTGCCCGTCTTGGGGTCGCGCGACCACCGCTCAAGGGCGGCAATCAAGTTCTTGCAGCGCGGGGAAATGCGGATCTTTGGGCGGTTAAGACCGTCTAAGGGCTTAGACTTGTCGTAGGCCAGGTACTCCTTAACCTTGAGGATTCCCGTCTCAATCTCCTCGGCATTGGTGTAGGAGTTGGAGAACTCAATGCCCTGCTCGGCAAACTCCTGACGGAGGGTAAGCCCACCAACCGTCCTGCGAACTGCACCGAAATGGCGGTCAAGGATTCGGCTATCAACTCTCCGCCCTTTCTCTCGGGCACGGATCAAGTCAGCGTAGTCTTTGACCGTTAAATTGCTGTCTTTGGCTCCCTCAAACGGGAAATCGGGCCACTCGTCGTAGTAGTGGACGACTCCGGCCTTGTCGACATACCGCCAGAGGATGGCCAGGGGCTTGGCAATGGCAGGATCGCACGCCATCCCAATCGAGATAGGCTCATCCGTCGGCGGTTCAAACTCTTCCTTGGCCACATGGACAGAGCGGTCAAAGGTCTTGAAGATGCGGCCCGACAGGTGCATGAAATTTCCATGCGCCCGGGCCTCAATCTCGTCAGGGTCGTAGCGGGCAATGATGCGCTGGATGTCGTCATGCTGGAGCTGGCCATTCTTGCCATGCTCAACACAGTTGTCCTCGATGTCGGCATGGAGACAGACGGCCTTGCCAACCGGCTTGCCATCAACCACGATTTCCGGCTTGTCTACGATGTCGTCTTTGACCCAGGCCGAGGACAAAAGCGGGGTCATGTCGAAGATGTTGATACCGCCCATGCGCTGACGGGCCACGCAAGCGTTGAAGATGGGCTTGGGCGGCGGCTCGACAAACACATTGATAGCGATGGTCTTACCCTCGAACTCCTTAACCGCCTGCTCGTTGGTCATGACCTCACCGAAAAAGCCCGTATCGGTGTAGAGAAAGCGGTTGTATTGCTTGCCGCCCTTGACCCAGGTGTACCGCCCCTTGGGCCACCACTTAGCCGCTTCCATCTGGATGGGGCCGATGTCGCTGACCAGCTCGGACTCAGTGACGATGCGGATGCGCTTAGGCCAACGCTTGGGATATTCCTGGTACAGCGGATAATCGAAGGCCGACGACGGAGCGCCCCACATGATCGCCCCGAGGATGGCGAACACGATGGACGTTTTCCCCACTCCGTTGGCGTAGGCCAGCACGGTTATGAAGTTCTCCAGGTTGCCGATTTCACGGATTGCCCTCTCCTGCGCTCCGTTGGGCACCAGGAACCGCAGCGGCGTCTGAACCCTGGCCAGCTCCACTTCCTTCACCCAGGCCAACGCTTGCGATTGTTTCTCCGGCGATAAGCTGCTCCAGGAGTCCCTTAGCTTGATGAGGGTTTGCGTCCAGTCCCTCGAATTGATGGGAGGATTCAACGGTCTCTTGGGGCTTACCGATTCCATAGGCCATGATCGTCTTGATGGCGTCTAACTGCTGCTTGTTGGGCGTCTCGGCCAGCGGACGCAGGAAGGTCTCGGCCTGCTCTACCGTCCATTTCTTGCACCAGTCCAGGAATGGCTTTTGCTTCGGGCGGCCAGCAGGGTTGCCACTCTTGCCAGGCTCAAAGGGCATCTCTGCTCCCGGCTGTTACCGGCTTGAAAATCAATGAATCGTCAGAGCTATGAGGAATGACGGAAAGCGTCCCGTCGTTCTCGATTCTGGCCAGAGATGAGCGGATGGCGTCTTTGACTTCGAGCTTTAGGCGGATTTCGCGCTCGTAATGGTCGGCCACGAAATCAAGGACGTCCTCAACACGCTGGCCATACGGCTGGGGGCGGTTAGCCCACAGCTCCAGATTCTCAATGCGGTTGTCGGACTTAATTCCGTTCTTGTGGTGGACAGACTCCCACGGCCTCAGATCGCGCCTAAGATGTCTCTGCATGACAACCCGATGCTCAGAATCCCCGCAGACGCGCATATAACCGTTGGGGTCCGGGCGTCGGCCGCCCTTCCAGTTACCGCTAAGCTCACCGCGCCGCGCGTCGACACAGGCCCGGCTACAGAAAGACGATTCCGGGCGATGGCTCCAGGCCACTTCGCCGCAGTTGCGGCACAAAAAGCTGTAGACGGTCCTTCGCCTTTCCCCAATCGCACTTAAGCGCGCGAACTTCGGGACAATCTCTTCCTCAGTTCTCACGCCACACCCTCACGCAAAAAAGAGAGCCCCCGCCCGGGATAGGACGGAGGCTCGTGCTGGTTGCTGAGGCCAGCGAATCGGTTTACGGCATAAAAAAAGAGGCCGCGCATTTAAGCGCCAGCCTCAGCAGGGTTAGTCTACACCCTCGAACGGATGTTCGCTAGATTTTTAAAGTCGCATTTTGTCGCATCACCAGCCCAATGACGCCCAGCCGTAGGCGTCTGGCTTGGCAATCTTAATCATGTTGTACAGATAGCCCCGTTGCTGGGTGCGGCTCACCGCTATTTCACTCCTGAGTGTCCCGTCCGCGCTTATCCTCGCGTCGGGCTTTGGTGGCGCAACGTGCTCGGCCCAAAACTCCTCGAACTCATTGTCTAGCTGGAAGAATATCTCCCGCGCATCAATCGACGCCTTAAAAAGAATGTCCGGCCTTTCTAGCGTATGCTCACAGTATGGGAGATGGACCGAGGCTTTCCCCTCAACCGCCCGGCACTTCATTTAGTGCTTACCCCGAACCGCTCGCACAGCCGGTAAAGCGTTGCCCTATGTATCCTGTGCGCCGCGCAAATCTCAGCGACCGCGTGTTTTCGTAGATAGTCGGCATTGACCTTGTCCAGCTTCCGGCGAAACTCCCTAGCTATGGCTGCTCGGCGCTTTTCGGTGATTGCTCTCCTCCCTGCCGCATAGACGTTACCAGCCGCAACCGCAATACGTCTTTGTGTCCCACAAAAACCCCCGCGTTACAGCTATGACGTGCTGGCAAATGTGTTTAGCCTTTGTGCATTTCTCGCCGCGCGCCCGAACCGGACATCCGCCCAGGTGGTCGGGGTGATTTCTCGCAGAATCGCAGTAAAACACATGCTCGTCCTCGTGGCCGCACTTCGCGCATTTATCCATTGCGATGCCTCGACGGGACATAAACCGGGACCCACTTCCCGTCCTTGGTCAGCTTCTTTTTGAACGTGTTTTCAGGCGGGACCATCGCCCCGCGCTCAAGATCCCTTAGCCTCTTCATCGTCTTGGCTTTCTTCTGCATGACCTTGGACAGACATTTGTCCTGACACAGATGGGCGCACGCGCCGCACGACTTGCAAATCAGGTAGTCCACGATCCCGGCTCTCAGGCACTTCATGCAAACGGCCATTTATTTCTCCTTTTCCAGTGCGTCGGCCAAATCCCTAAAAAATCGGACAGCCTCGGCGCGGGCATCGGGACACATGATTCCGTTCTCATACATGGGCCTACCATCAATCTGGCTATTGCTTCGCCATGCGCCCCGCGTCGGCCCATAGTCATTGCCGCTTCCAAAGTCGTACCCATAGCCCGTCAAAATCGCCCACACGGCCCTAATGTTTGGGGAACAGGCGGCCTGTAGGCACATCAAAAACGCCTCTGCCATCTTCGTATTCAATCCTTCCTCCACCAGCCGTCTTTGGTTTTTCGCCAACCGTCGTTTGTTTTATTCAAGGCTAACCCCATTGTCCGCCATAATCTCATGGAGCTTGTCGCGCACGTCCTGGGAATGGACAGGGCCGCCCTCTCCGTACTTGGTGAGGCCCCGCAGCCATTGGTCGAACTCATGGACGGTGATGTACCAGTCCTGGGCCTTAACAGCGATGGCGTGGGCCTCGCGGTCGTCGGCGTTGTCGAGGTTGAATTCGAGCTTGGCGATCAGGGCTTCTCCATCACCTTCTCGGCCGCCTTGCCAATCCGTGCCCATCGAAGAACGTCGGCAACATCGGCAAGTGTGTTCCGCTCGATCTCTTTGACCAGGACCAGGAATAGATCAATGTCTAGGCCGTACAGCTTCGTCACGGTGGGGTAGTCGTTGAAGCTTGCGTGGCCGCATTTTTCGCAGATCATTTCCCCTCCGTCGCTCGTCTGATTTCTTTTCCGCAAGCATCTACCCCATACGCCTCGATACACAATTGAGCCATGACTATCCGCCTTCGCTTACACTGGAAATAGATCGTGCCGCACATACCTACTACGATCAGGATTCTGGACACTATTAGTATTGGCTTCATCTCCCCTCCGTCGCCTGAGCCTTGGGGGCGGGGCGGCCGTCGCAGATAAGGTGCATGCCAAGCGACAGGCACATCCCGCATTTGCAGACCTCGTGACCGCACTCGCGATCTTCGTTCATCGCCCCTCCCGCGCGTCCGGGGCGGCGGCCTTGATGTTCCTGAAAATCGAAAACATCCTCGTCGCCCGCTGGACGCCAGTTACGACGGCGATGAGCCCAAGCAAGTCCCACTCCCCGCGCTTGAATGACGGGTACTTTGTGTCCAGGACGCAGAGATACCCGCCCGGCTCCAAGACGCGCTTCGCCTCGCGCATAAACCCGCGCATGGGAAACGGCTTGCATCCGTATTTCTTTGAGTCGGCCGCCGAATAGGGAGGGTCGGACAGCACCAGGGAATAGCTGTTGTCCGGGAACGGAAGAGCGTCGGCTGGGGCCTGGACCTTCGGGCATCGAACCTCGTCAACGTGAAGGTCCACGGTCATCCCCGGCCCTTTGATGGTGCCGCTGGGGCAATGGAGTATCCGATCATGTGGGATCCCAGGGAACAGGGCGAGCGCCCGCTCCACGAATCCGCGCGGGTATTGGCCGTAAAGAGTCACCTTCTGATACGCCGTCCCGCAGTACCACACCCCGTAAATCCAGCCCTTATCCTCGACGGTGATGGGGTACTTGCTATAGGTCTTGTTCCAATTCTCGACTGAAATCACTTCGCGGCCTCCCCTTTGGTTTTGAGACGATCAAGCCTGACGACGGCGTTGTGCAGGTCTAGCTTCGCCTTGTCTAGCGCCGCACCTTCGCTTAGCCATGCCCGCTCCGCCGCCTCCACCACCGCCCTCTCCGCAAGTGCCAGGGTGACGGAGGGCGCGGCGCGCTTGTTCCATGCACCGCGCGATAGTGCCCATGCCTCGGGTCCTCTCCCGACGTCTGAAACCTGATAGGCGGACCACGGTTCGCCTTCGTGTTCGTTATTGAATCGCCATTCGACTATCCCGGGGCGCTTGTCATAGGCCGACAAGACGGCTTCGATGGCCTCTTTGCGGCCCAGCGGGATCGCGGCCACGATCACACTCGCGTCGTCAGAGCATCTATAGCCGGAAATCCACCATGGGAATTTTAGCGTGTAAGCGCCCATTTCCTCGGTCGAGTACCACGAAATCCGTCGGTATTTCATTGAATCTCCCTCCCGCGCTCCGTGGCTGCTACGACTTCCCGGTAATACTCCACCGCGCCCACAAGCTCTTTGCGCGGGCGCTTCTTGTCGGCCACCGAACACGCGACCATCAAGACGAACTCGCGGGCCTGGGGCAGCCGTCGCAACCCTTCGGCTCGTGACATCGGCCTCTTAGCCATTCTTTTTCTCCTGGGCGGCGGCCAGAGCCAACGAGTCGAACGAAATCGAATACGAAATGCCGGCGTTGCTTTCCGACAGCAGCGAGTTATATTCCGCGTGCGCCTCAATCCATGCGCGATAAGCCTTGTGAACCTTCGTCGCGGCGGCCTTCAACCTCTTATCCATTTACTCCTCCGTGCGGCTTGTCCCCGAGAGCGGCGAGGGCGGCTTTTAGGACTGGCCCCTGCCGTATGTCACCTATCGCCGCCGCAGCGTCCGCGACCGCCCGCAGCTTGGCGTTCTCCTCCTCCAGGCGCACAACTAGATTCCGGCCACGCTCCAGCAGGGTCACGGCCTCGCGCAGCTTCGCCGCTTCGGCCTCGGCCCGATAAGCGCGATATTCGGCCATCTCGCATTGCGCCTTCCAGTCGGGGATAATGTTGTCCATCTTGGGCATTTAGGCGGCCTCCTTCTTCGACTTCTCGGCGCGCTTCTGGGCGCGGATAGCGTCACACCATCCCTTTTCGTACGCCATGGCGACAATTCGATTGTCTCGGAGCTTTTTATATCCGACCTTCATCGACCACGAAAATCCGCGCGCCCAGGCCGAAATTGAGACGCGCTTTTTGTCCTCGATCTTCACCGCTCCCCCTTCCGTCGCTCTAGCAGAGACTTAACGGCGGGGAGGGCAAAGACGGCTTTGATCCGCATATACGCCTTCCCCGCTTCCTCGCGCCTTCGCTTCACAGTTGGATAGAAGGTCCCCCATTGGCAATCAAGCTCAAGCATCGCGGCCTGTAGCTCCTCGGCCATCTTCGCCGCCGCCTCCTCGATTTCCCGGCGGGCTGACTCGGAGCGGCGCAGCGCGTTCGCAAGGACTAGCCCGAAGTGCTGGGCCGCAGCGGGATCGTCGTAGGCATCGCATCGGTGTCCTTCGGTATAGAACTTCAGCGCCTCCGCGACCTCCGCGTCTTCGACCTTCGTCAGCGCGGACAGTTTTGCTTCGGCGGCCTCCATGCGATGGAAGAAGTTGCCCAGCTTCTCGTTCTTTTCCGCCTCCGCCTCCCAGTGCTGCACAGCCTCGTCGCGCTCCGCCTTAACCGCCGCCAATTCCTCCCGCGCCGAGGACAGGGCGGAGCGCAAACGGCGGACCTCATCGGCTATTTGCATCTTCGGGACTTCGGCCCATTCCTGCTCGCTCATCGGTTCCTCTTTTCAATCGCGCTTGAAATAAATACGCATCCGAGCCAAAACCACACGCCAATTATCACGGCAGACAATTCGCTCATGCCCCCTCTCCCCGCCTGATAGCGGCCTTCTTCCGCAAGCGATAATCCACCAAGTAGCGCAAAAGCCTATCCCTGTGCGCCGCCCGATACTTCGCGGCGAGGATCTTCTTGCATTGACGGCAGTATCTGTGACCACGCCTCCAAATCGTGTTTTCAGGGCTAAATTCATGACCCCTTACACAATTGATCTTGCTGGCCAGGGGATGACGCCCCTTCTTAACGCAATCTCGGAGATTATCGGAAGGGGTCCCCGCAAACAGATGTTTTGGGTTTATGCATTTAGGGTTATCGCACTTGTGGCAAATCAGCATCCCGCGCGGTATTTTCCCGACATGGAGGCGATACGCCGCTCGGTGCGCTTGAATTTTCGTGCCGTTGATATAGAGCGCCCCGTATCCCTTTTGGTCTTTCGACCACGGCCACTCAATGCACGGCCCAATATCTGTGTTCATACCCACCCTCTCGCGTATCTCGCTTAGGCGGTCGGTCATGGGTTAGCCTCGAAGAAGGCCCGCGCAAATCCCGGAGGCGTTGCGGCCCTCTCGGTGAAATTCCGCGCTAGGCCGGTTTGTTTGCGGGGACTCCCTTCCGGCGCGTGAGCTCGCACAAGAGAATCAACGGGCGCAACATCACGACAAAACGGCGGCCCGAATGTTCCCCATAGCCATGTGCGCTTCGTCCACGGATCGCCGTATTCGTGCGGGTTAAACTTCATCGCCGGTTCGCCAAGCCATTGCCGCAGATAGCCCTGGGGATTCTCCAGTGCCCACCACTTTGGCTTTGCCACGACGATTATCCGCAGGCAGGCGTCTACGACTGACAAAGACTCGATGAACTGAGCGTCCGTCGGCCTGCCCCGGCACATTCGCATTCGGCAAAACATCGTGCAAGGCGGGGCGGCAAGGATGCCGTGAACGTGTGGGGGCGGCGTGTAGAGACGAACGTCCTGATCCGGCAGCGTGACAAGGCGAACGTCATAGCCCGCGTCCCGGTACGGCTTCGACCAGGAGCCTGTTCCGCCGCACAAATCGAGAATGATCCGCCTCACTTCTTCTCCTCCGTCCCCGGGGCGGGGAGGGCCAGGGCCTTTAGGACAGCACGACATTTTCTCTCGGCGGGGTTGTTATCACCGCGAGTGCAGGCACCGACGCATAAGCCGACATGGCCGTCAGTGTTTACCTGAGCCTCCAACGCCTCCCGCAGCCGCCCCGCGTACTCTTTCCACGCCTTGATTTCCGCCTCTAGCTCTTCAAATGGCTTCAAAAGCTCAAAGAAGTGCCCCGGTAAGTATTGCCCGTTCCACAAAGCCGCCCTAGATTCCCAATCCTCTAGGCGCTTCTCTAGCTCCGTAATGCGCTTCACCGCCCGCGCCTCGGCGTTCTCTACTCCCTGGGCGTAGCCGGCGTCCATGGCTTCTCGGATGACATCTTTCAAGACAGCACCTCCGCGACAAGGCGGATTTTCTTGCCCAACAAACTCTTCTTTACGTACACCGGGGCAAGGTTAAGGCCCAGAAATCGGACGAAGCCGTCGCCCATATCGTAATCCCAGCACGGATGCCCCACCCCCAGCACCACCCGCCGCGCCTTCTTTTTCTTGGTCATTAGAGTGCCCACAGCACACACAAAAACGCTGATGCGATCAGCGTGTCTCTCGTCGTATTAGCACTGGAGCCAAGGACAAGAGTGAGAATGGCAAGCCCAAGCACCGCTATGAACCTCACGTGCCTCACGGCTTGGACCGGGCGGCGAGCCGGGACGGCAGATCCTGGACGCGCCGCATAACGTGCGTTACCTCATCGGCCGTCAGGTGCCCCATAACGTCATCGGTGATACCCGAGTCGTAGCAGAGGACGCCGTCATGAAGCACGGCAAGCTCCCATTCGTTCTCATTGTCGGTATAGGAGCCGTAGCCGCCGCCAAGTGGAATCGTGAACCGGACCACGCTAACGCCAAACCCGTTGGGGAAGTCCATCCTGGCTTGTCTCCCGCCCATGTGATGCGGCCCGAACTCCAAATCCTCGAACGTCTTTACGTTATCCATTCATCCTCCCTTTGCGGATGGCGTCAAAGCGGCCGTGCGATGGGAAGGGATTCGAACCCTCAACTGGCTTCCCCCCTGGTATTCCTCCAGGGCGCACCATTTCTGGAACGGGGAGTGCATCCGGGCGTCATCGCACGGCTTTACTGCTTCGCCAATGGCGCGTCCTAGGAAGCCAAAGGCGACATCTGAGAGCATGGGCGGGTCCTGCCCCCGCTCGGGCTGCTCTGTGAGCCCACTTGCTGGCGAAGCCGGGCATGGTTTCCCCCGTCGGGTACTTTGTCCCCTCGCCGCTTCAGCAGTACGCGCGTCATCTCGCCGCGCTGCCATGCTCAAAACAGGAGCCCCGCCGGACTCGCACCGGCTATCATCCCTTTGTATCGGGGTCGCTCGATTCTTTGCGTTGGGGCTCGAAATCATTCCGGCAGCACTTCCCGGACGCTGTCTATAACGTCCTGCTGGGCCAGGGGCTTGCTTAGGTCGTAGCCGGACAGGTCCAGGGACAAACGAACGTCGCCATTAGGCGCAACGACAAGCAGCTTCCAGCCCGTGAACTTGAGCGGCTTCATGCGCCATCCCCGGTGGCCTTGGCGATGGCGGCGTGGGCGATAGCCTTTACTTCCTTGTCGTCGCCCGGGAATGGCTGGGAATGCCACAACATGAACGCTTTCAGCGCTTCCAGCAGGTCATCGTGGGCATTGACCGCTCGAACGATTAGCCCCGCGTAGCGCATAGTTGCCTCGGCGACGTGTTTGCCGTCCGCATTGCGAATCCTGCCGGGAAACTCCGCGTCCAGACGCAGCGGCAGTTTGCATTCGTTGTTCATGCGCTCCATGTCCTCGTAGTACTTGCGCCAATCCGCAGAAGTAGGCATTAGCGGGCCTCCACGTTGCGACCGATCAACTGCGAGAACTCGCCGCGATAAAACGCCGTGCCTCCGTTCTCGTAGCAGGCAAGCGTGTAGTGAGCGCCGCGACCGCCGACCAGCACCACCCACAGAACCGCGCCCGTCACCTTCCGCACCTTCTCGGGCATCGTGATAGTTCCCTCAATCGCGTACTCTTTTCCCTGCACCGTCATCGTTTGGTTGGTCATGAGTAAAGTGTAGCCTATATAGGCTACGCTGTCAAGGGCTTTTTGTATCCGGTATTGACTATCCGCCGATCCTGCCCTATACTGTCTGCGTGGAACAGCCCTGCCCCGAGTGCGGCAAGACGTTCAAACCGGCTACTTACTGGCAGAAGTTTTGCGGCTCTACCTGCCGCCAACGCGTTAAAATGCGCCGGTACAGGACCAACCGGAAGAAGCGCGAGAAGTCTTAGCACGGCTGACCCTTTAGGGCCTTGTCGGCCACGCAGCACAGGAAATCTGTGTCTGGCCCGCAAAGATGCTCCGCAGCTCCTAGGCGAATCTTTATCTTCGCTAAGGCAACCCCAAGCCTCACGTTGTCGTCCATGAGCCTTTTTAGGTGCGGGCGGCACGACTGGCACTCCGCGATGTGGTCACAGGTGTATTCCGTCATTCGGCCCTCGTCTTTTTCTCGTAGTCGTCTATCGCCTTCCGCGCCGTCCTACGCATATCGGCGGCATCGTCTTTAAGCGTGATGGCGTGTAGCGCGTCCTCCAGGCCCTTGATCCATTCGCCCAGCATGCGGACGCTGGCCTCCATGTCGCGGGCGTAGCCGTAAGCATCGGCGCGTTCGGACTCTTTTTCGTCGATCCCGTCAAGGATGGCGTCGGCGATGGCGTTACGCAGCGCGACGTGGGCCAAGAATCCGCCGCACTTGATCCAGTTGTGCTTCTCGGCCTCTTGAAGGATCTTGTTTGCTCGGTTGTGTGCGTCTGTGTGCATATTCGGAAAAGCGTCAGGCATCTTCCCCCCTTAACCCTTCGTCGCACATAGAGACGATGGTCTCAGCCGCAGCCGTACACTGGCCGCACGGAACCCATTGCCCTTCTCCCGCGTAGAAGCGGATTTTCGACAGGACTTCGCGTAGGCGCTCAACTTCATCGGCTAATACCTGCCCGCTGGGCGGTCCCCAGTTTCTTACGGCCCCCACGGCTGATTTGATTTCATCCGGCATTGAGCCCCCGCCATAGCAGCCGCAGCACTCAAACTCTTTTGTCGTTTCGTCCACCGGGAGCCCGTCCCAATCGTGGCACCAATGGGCCTTTTTGCCGGTAAGAATCTTGCCCCGATAGCGGATACAGTCTTCTTCCCACTGACTCACGGATAACCCTCCGGTCTCGGCACCGGCCCAATGGCGTCGGCCTTGGCCTTATACTCATCAACCATCCGCAAGTAGTCCTGCCGGCCGAGTTTCAGGATCGTCTTTGACTTGGCTCGCAGCGCCCACATCCGATCCGCGCCGAATATCTCCATGTGCCTAAAGACGTACTCGTCACGTTGGCGCATTTCGCAATAATTGCAGCTCGCGCAAGCGCCCACTACGGCATCCTCGTCGAAGTAAATGGCGTTGCCTTTCGCCTTGGACAAAAGGTGATAGGCGCACTCGATAGGTCGGACATGGCAGATGAGGCACCGCCCCATGTCTTTATGGGCATCCCGGCGCTTTATGAATGTGGCGAACGCATCCCAGGCCCGCTTTTTGAGCTTCGATATGCTCTCTAGCCGCTTCCTCTTGGGCTTCTTCGGCTTCTTAATGCCCAGGACGGCCCCAACTTCCGCATTGAAGACGGCGTTTTCCACCCGGCGGGACGCCCGGGCCTGGCGCTTGGCGATGGATTCGGAGATGTTCACCGGGACAACCTCTCCTTTTCCAGCCGCATTGCCTCGTCAATCGCCTCGCGCACAGATGGCATTGGTGCAGTTTTCCCCAAACACAAGTCGTCAGGATGGCAGGTAAGCGAGTACCCGACGACGTAGCCACCATACACGCAGTAAAGCTCGCGGGGCGCTTCGCCCATAAAATCGAGCCGCATCTTGTCCGTTATCTCGCTCATAAATTAGTGCGCGGGATTACCCGCCCGCGCTCGGGCCCGCCATTCCTTTCCCCGCCCGTCCCCGCCAACCTAGCCGCACCTAACCATTCCTGCCATTGCAATCCTCTCCTATCCTCAGCGGACCCAGCCTCTCCTGACCTATCCTGCCGTTCCATAGGACGCCGTTCGTTGCCTTGCCTCTCCACGCCTGCCATACCATGCTCGTCGCACCCATCCAGACGACACCAGTCCTAACGACGCCTTACCGCTCCTGCCAATCCCCGTCGCACCTGTACTAAACGCACCTAACCTCTCCTGCCGTTCCGTGCCAAACCTTCCCGGACCAGTCCTAACCTGACCAAGCCTGCCGCACCATCCGATCCCGGCGACTCCGTGCCCCGCGCTCCCGGGCCCAACCACACCTGCCTTACGCCACAGCCTCAACCTGGCGACTCTTCCGAACTCGCTTTGCCGCCGCAAACACTTCCGCCAGCTCTTTAATCGCCCGATACTTCTTCTCGAATCGCTCAAGATCCTCAAGCGCATCGTTAAGGAGAACGCGCCGCATCCCGGCATCATCGAGGACCTCGGTTAAGACTCGATAGCCGCCGCCGTCCGCTTTGTCGGAGCTTAGAGCCACAAACATGCGGGATTCCTTTTCGCCATTACCCACCTTCACGACGTTCACAAAGACGCGGATTAAATGCCGCGCCTGCTCTAGTCGCCACGCATGGGCGGCCGAGGAGTCGTCCCAGTTGAACTTGGGATGCAGCGGAGAACTCGGAGACTTGGCCTCCTTAACAACATCCTCCGGGCGAAGAATCCCGCCGTTCTGTAGGCGGATACGCTCCAGCTCTTCACGAATCACTGCTTGCCCTCAACCGTGAACGTCCCCCAGCCGCAGCCGACGGAATTTTTAGAGTCGGGGCGACCCTCCGCAATCCCGACCTGCAACCCGGCCCGCATCAAGAGGTTGCTAATGTCGGTCGTGGTGAGCATGTCGGCGTCGAAACGAATCCGCAGGAAAGCGTGCCACGACTCCCACATGGGCCGAACCCGAACGTCAACGCTGCCGTTATCATTCCTGGCGTAGCCCTCATGACGGCGGGGCGTCCCATAGATGCGTATAAGCGGCGTCCCGTCCTCTTTTTCGACCCCATCAGCCTCGATGAAGATGGCCAGCTTGGCGCGAGTCATAACGTAGCCGGCGATTTTGCAGGCCGACACCAGGGCCGCACGAAACGCCCCCGCAGGCACGCCGTCCCAACCCTCGGTGGAGATGTGCCGTGCCTCCTGATAGACCGCGTCAAAGTCCTTGGCCACGCGCTCCTTTTTGCTCTTGGCGCTCTTTCCCTGCGCCTGGGTCGCCATAATCTGCTGGCGGGCCTTCGTAGAGAACTTATGGATGACGAGAGGCGCGTTTCCTACGATCTTGAACTTTGCCACCTGGAAATTAGGGGCCTTGATGGTCACCATTACCCCAGATTCCTGAGCCTTCCCCGGCACCGCCACAAACGACTTGCGATCCAAGACTGCCGCGCCATTTTCTTTTGACATTCGATTCCTTCCCCCTTATTTTTTTGCCGACTCAAAACACCGCATACACCAGGCGCTTAATGCGCCATTCGGATACTTCACGATCTTCAAATTAGCCGTCCCTTCCCCGCATTTCCGGCAATGCGCCCCGCACGTCGAACAGACCCGGGCATTTCCTTGAAGCCTGTACGTCCTGCACAGCGGGCAGAGATTCCCCTCGTCTTTCCCTTTGTCGCCATTAACCCGCTCCCAATACCTGACACAAGCCCGCCAGTCCTGAACCTTCGTCTTTCCCCTAACCCAGCCGTTGGCCGTGTAGTGGTCAACGAATCTGGCGGCATCAATCCCATTCCTGCGTTCCTCACAGTACGCCCTAACCTCGTCAACTGACGGCGGTACGAACCGCTTGCTCTGCTGCGGAGTCGGGTAGAACCGACACCCGCAGTCCGGGCACTCTGTCAGTCCGGTCATTGGTGTAACGTCCTCCTGATGTCAAAAGAGCGACTTTCCGGTAGAGGTGAGTGCATTTTTCACCCATACCGAACGCTACTGGACGCCGAGAACGCCTGTTTACGCTTGCGCGTTGCTGCCGGACTAAGCCTGAACCGTGGTCTGTTCGCTCACGGTTTGATCTTTTCTCCGGGTTTTTATCGTCGAGGCAGCTTGGGTATTCTCATCTACCCATTCCCGATTTACTCTCACCCCTACCCTCCCGGGCGCAGTCGCCGCGTTGCCGGGCTCGAAATTGTGCCTAGCCCCAGCCGGCGGGGGGCAGGACTTTACGCCATATACCTGGCGCTGGTCGAAGCCGACATCTGCGAGCCATTGGCTCAAACAGTAGTCCGCGCCAGGAGTCGAACCCGGCTTCTTCCCGGTATGGCCCCCGTCTCCGCGACGGACCTCTAGCCGGGATGCTCTAACCGATGAGCTAACGGACGGGGTCATTACGGAGCCAGCCGATACCCGAATCCGTTTACCGTCTCAATGACCGGAACGCGCAGCTTGCGGCGAATCCGGGAGACGTGCTGGGCAATAGTCCGCGAGTCGGGAGACGCGGGATCGTCGCCATAAACCTCTGTATTGATCGCGGCCAGGGAGGCGATGCCGTCGTAGCTGGCGATGACCCGCAAAACGTCGAACTCCTTGCGACCCAAGTGAACGCGCTTACCCTTAACGAACACTTCCCTCCGCTTCTCGTTGATGGTCAGGACCGGCTTTTTCATGGTGTCTCTCCTGTTGTTTTGCGGAAACGAAACACTCTTGTCACAGTTTTGTTAACAACCCGGCCGATAAAAAAAGACGTCGCGACGAGTACGACTAGAACGATTCGGCGTACCGCTTGAGCGAGTCCAGAGAGTAGGGGTGGCGGCCGCGCGGCATCTGCTTTAGAGCGATTCCCTTGGCGCGATAGCGGCACGCCCTAACACTCAGGGCGCTCGGGTCCGCCTTGAACTTGCGGGCAACGTCTGACACCGTGGCCGACGTCTGCCACGTCTTAATGAACTCGCGCGGGTCAATCTCGATTTTTTTCACTTTACCTGCTCCTGTTGGCATTCATGTTTCCGTAAATGCGGTTTTTGATGCTTTGGTGAGTCACAGACAGTCCGTCCCAAAGACGTCTAAGGTGGCGCGTCTCGGCCTTAACCACCTTCTTTCGCTCGTCAGCCGTAAGATCCTCGTGCTTCTCACGGGCGACAAAGACGGCCTGGGCCTCGGCCTGGGATAGGTAGCTCTCACAGTCAGCCAGGAGACGGCCGGCGTCGTCTGCCGACTGGATAGCCGCGTCAAGGTCCTGGTGCCGCCCCTCGGGGCTGTCAGGAAGTGGCGAGCGGGCGTAAGCCTCAAGCTCTGCCCGGCGCTCAGCCGTGGACTCAAGCCATTGCTCTAAGGTCAGCTCGCCGGTCATTTCTTGGTCGCCTCGATCATGAGCCCGCAGCAAAACGTCATGGCCCCGACAGGACGACGGATTAACCGTCGGCACCCGAGGCAGCACAACTCCTCCTCTTGCGGCCGAATCATCGGACAACTGGAGCCCCCGCCCACAACCACGGGACGATAGTTCCAATAAGGAAAGTCGCGGACGCCAGGACAAACCACCAAGACCAAACGCTTGTCGCCCGCTCGATGGCCTTTTCTAAGGCTTCCCCGGCTGTGTTCATGGCTTGGCTCCCAGGCTTTCAAGTTTGTAGTGCGCGTCCCGCAGCTCGCCTTGGAGCTGGCGCACGGCCTCGGCCAGCATCTTGGCCACGACTCCCTGACTGGTCCGCTCGGCCAACTCTAGGCAGGCTTCAATGTCTTGCTCTTTAATCAAGCGTCCTCCTCGGACTGGTCAAACGGCCCCTTAAACCTCATGGCCTGGAAGATGGCCGCGTTTACTTGATGCTCGGTTTTGTCCGTCACACGGAAAGAGGCAAACACACCATCAGGCCCAACGATGGTTAGGAGGCACCCACCAGGCTCATTAGTGACGATGAGGCGGCTTCCGTACACCTTGGCGTCCTGGATAGTCCAAGAGGGCTCGCCCGGATTGTTGCCAACCAGGTCTCTTTCGACCCCGTCACCGCACTTGAAACTGTTTTTCATGGTTTAAGCCTGGTGGGTTTCCCCTACGCCGCCAGGCGCGGCGAGTCGATTCCGACTAGAACGGGACAGATTCCAGGTCCTCCACGGGCGGCTCGACCTCTTCCGTCGTCTTGACCGGCGCGTCCTCGACGATCTTGCCGATGTTCTTGAAGCGCCCGTCCTTGCTCGGGCTCCAGGTCAACTTGACGTACTTGCCCTCGGCCTTAGCCTTGCCCAGGATCACTTGGTGGGCCTCGTCAAAAGAGGACGCGAAAGACCCATCCGGCAGCTTAACGGAGATGCACAGTCCACCCTTAGACGTCGGCTTGGCCGTCACGATGGACGGGATGAAGCGGACAACCTGCGGATCGGAGCCAGAAATGGCCCCATTGAACACCTTAGCCGCCGTCTGCATGGTCTGAGACCTCGGGGCTTCATGGTGGGTAGCCGCGTTTGCGTCGTCGTCCTCGGTCGACAGCCCAAGGATTGCCGCGATGGCATAGCGCCGCGAGTAGGTGACGCTGGAGGCCACCTTCTGAGGGTTTGACGTGTCCTCAATCAGCGGATAGTCGAAGCTCTCCGAGTGTCCCCCAACGTGGTAGAGCGTCGTCCGCAGGTAGTTCTTTCCGTTGAGCTGGACGCCCCCCTGGAGGATGGCAAAGCCATTCTCCGTCAGGATTCCCCGCACCGACTCCCACACCGCGCCCAGGGTCGCGTACTTGCTCCCGAAGTGCGGATTAGAGGCGTCTTTCTTCACGGGCTCCAGGACGCCCTGGACCTTATTGAACGCCTTGAGAAACGCGATCTTCGGATCGTCTGACGTCTCGGTTTTCGTCGCCATAGCTCCCCCTATCTGTCGTTAATTGCGTCCCAAATCGCCTCAGCCTCGGCCATTCTGTCGGCCGCGTCCAACTCGGAACACACGCAAAGCGTCGTGATTCGCTCGCTATCGAACATCGGGCACATGCGGTTGTGTTCCGACTCGACCGGCTCCAAGAGACGGTCCAGGCAGTCCCGAATCACTTGGGCGTTACGGTCTGCAATAGCTGATGGGCCTGGCATAGCTTGGACTCCCCCTTCTCAGGAATGACGCACCCACACTTAAAGGGCGCGTTTGAATCGGTAAGCTCAAAGGAAAGGAACTGAGGTTGAGCCGCCGCCTGGGCAATCGTATAGAGGGCTGACACCAGGTCGTAATTGCCCGACAGCTCCCGGCCATCGGTTAGACGAACGGTCACGCGATAGCTCATTTGCCCTCCGTAAGCGCCCGGCGCAGCTCTTCGGCCGTCCAAAACGTCTGCTTCACAGCGCCTTTCTTCTTCCCTGTCCGCAGGGCCAAGCGCCTAACCGTCTCGGGATGCCAGCCCGTCATCTTGACGACGTCAGAGGCCGAATAGAGGCCATTTGGGTCTAGGCGGATCATATTCTTGTCACCTTAGTGCTAAAATAAGGACGCACATGGGGCCGGAGCCACCTGTTAAGGTTGGTTTCCCCATGTGCGTCGATTCTGTTTCCAAGGCTCCGGTAAGCCATTGTCAAACTCTCTTATTGCGACCTATGTCCGATACGACTAACCCTCTAAAACCCGTTTTTTCCGACGCCTCCGAAGTAACGCTAAGCTCGGAGGGCTTTTTCGTTCTCGACTTCTCCTACTCAGCCGTGCCGCCGATTCCCGTCTCGCGGATCGTCATGCCACGCCGGGAGGCGGTCGAACTGGCCCGCAAAATATTCCACTTGCCCGAACGGACGTCCCTTTGATACTCAGTCACGTTCCCGGCGTTGTCGATCTTCGCCATTCGCGGCGCGGGAAACTGCTCCGTCATCAGCCGCTTGAACTTCTCGTAAGTGATCGTCACGGTGGCTCCTTTGCTCCGTTTTTGTCACAACTTTGCTACGTCGTTCCGTCTGCGTCTCGGGCTATGATGTCTGGCCCGAATGCCCAACGACTGCATTTGTATACAAACGATAGCACTTGTATGCAAACGTGTCAAGTGCTTTTTTGATGCCAAAATCTCCGACGAAGAAAACGGCGCGCGAGAAAAAATCGCCCCCGATCATCATGATGCGAACCGACCCGGAATTTAAAAAGCGATTCGACGACGCGGCAGATTTCCGTGGATGGTCAATGCAGAAGGCCCTTGAGCGGGTCTTGGGGAAATGGATCGAAGAGGTTGAACAGGAACGGGGGCCGAAGCCGCCGCCAACTCAGAATCCCCGCGACGGCGACATAAATCCGCCTTCAGGTCGCGACGGGGACGGGAAGAAAGGCTATCTACACAAATCTACTTCGTCTCATTCGCCTGCCGCAAAACCCGGGCAAGTTTCTCAATGAGTATGCCAGCCCCATCACGCTTCGTTACTGTGTGCTGGCATCCGGCAATGTCGCGAAAACAGATGATGACGAAGCGGTCTTGGCCCCTGATTTCAAGACCCACGCCGACAAGCATTGAACCGCAATCAGTGAATGTCGCCACGTCGCACGCCATGATCTTTTCGCACGGGTCCATGCTGGAAGTATAAAGTTCGTAGGTGGAAGTTCCAGACCCCAAACGCCGTAAAACTCGCAAGATGACTAACGCTTTAAATGCGACATTCTCCGACGGAGAAACGGCAAATCGTGAGGTAAAAAATGGGTAAGTGGTTGCTGGGCTCCGTCGCGCTTCTCTCGGCCTGCACCATTCCCGCCATGACCCCTGAAGAAGTCGCCGTCGCACAAAGAGCAGGGAACGTCTGCACGCGATTTGCGCTTCCCCAAAACTGCTACACATACCTCCCCGTCAAGCAATTCGTCGAGATATATGGCGACAGGATGAGCCAGCAGGAGCGCGGAGATTTTTTCATTGCTCAGGTCCTTCACGGAAAAAGAGCCCAGGAGCAAGACCAGCTCAACAGAGAGTGGGGCGCGGCGATGCAGCAGTTCAGCAACGACATGCGGGAAATCAACCGCCAGCAACAGCAGTTGTATCAGGTTCCCCCGCCCCCAGCACCATGGCAACAAACCATAACGAACTGCCAGAACACTTACGGCGGCTTCAGGTGTACCAGCTACTAAGATGAAGCCGTCCCTGTCCTGGGACTTTGCCGCCTACATGGTCTGCCTTGTCGTCATGCAAGGCTTTATCCGGCAAGCTCTCAAGACCTTCGGCTTTAGCGGCAAGACCTTCGAGGAGCATATCCAGTCCTACCGGGTCGATTCGTTTTGGACGCTCCTTAACCACGCCTGTCTGGCCTTCATTTACTCGGTAATAGGGATCTTCGTTTTCGCCAAGACCCTGGACTATCTGGTCTGGATGTTTAGTTAGGTGCCAGGACTCATTAAACGCGGGAAGGTCTGGTACTCGGACATCCGCCTCAACGGGCGGCGGGTCCGCAAGCCCCTAAGCACTGATAAGGTCGTCGCCCAGCAGAAGCTCCGGGACCTATCCGACGAGCGCCATTCCGTGAAATACGGGGCGGGCGGGGACATGCGCTGGGGGCCGTTCAAAGAGAAATACCTAGCCTTCTGTCTCGTCGATAAAAAACCATTTACCGTCGTACGCACGAAGGTCTCCCTAGGTCATTACGAAAAGTTCGCCAAGCCAAAGACCCTCTCGGACGTGACCCCGGAAACCCTGGAGCAGTTTAAGGGCCACAGAAAGGCGCAGGGGATTGGGAATGCCACGATAAACGTAGACGTGAAGAAGGTAAAAGCCCTCATGCGCCGGGCGATGCTCTGGGGTTATATCGACAAGTGGAACGGCGCGGCGGTTAAGGAACTGCGGGAGACGCGCAACCGGGAGAGATTCTACACGGTCGAGGAACTAAAACGACTCCTCGACGTTTGCCGGGCCAAGAAATACGGCTTTTACCAGTGGGAGACGGTCTGCCTGCTGGCCGCCCAGGCGGGGCTGCGAAGATCCGAAATCTACCACCTTGCCTGGAAGGACATCGACCTGGAGTCCGGGATGCTGCACGTCTCCTCAAAAGAGGGCTGGGACCCCAAGACCGACAAGTCCAGCCGGCACATCCCGATTGCCAAAGACCTCGCCAAGCATCTCAAGGGCCTGAAGCGATCAACCCCATGGGTCATTGGCGAGCGCCCGTCCAAGTCCGTCATGTCCGCCTACTTCCAGAAAATCAGCCGCAAGGCCAGGCTAGACGGGAACCTCCACACCCTGCGCCACACCTTCGGAAGCCACCTAGCCCAAGCCGGCGTCCCCCTTCACACCATCGCCAAGCTAATGGGGCACTCGACGACGCGCACGACGGAACTCTACGCCCACCTAGCCCCCAAGGACCTCAAGTCCGCAATCAGCAGGCTTCCCGGAATCGGCCTTTAATTTGGTCCCAATTTGGACACAATCCCGAGGAGAAACCTGTGTCCCCTCCAGGAATTTAACCGTAAGGCGGTTTCCCGAGGAGAAAATGGGCAATGTCTCGTTCTCCGTCGAGAAAACCCCGCTTTCCCCAACCCATGACCGCGTAAATCCATCAACTCAGCCAGAAAAATGGACCCAAAATGGACACAAAGAACGGGCCTAAATAGTCTAGCGGATCATAAACCGGGACTGGCCCTCGTAGCGACCGAAGCGTCCTGTAGCCCACTTCCCGCAATCTGTACATTGATACCGCTGGCGCTTGCCGGTGGACAGGAAGATAAAGCCCCGGCATTGAAGATTGGCGCTCTTGCAGGCCGGGCAGGTAAATGAGGCTTTGGACATGGGGTTTAGGTTGGGATGGCCAGTCATCCAGGGCCTTAGTTTGAGATAGACCCGCTCCAGGAGCCCCACGTCCCCAAGGTTGTATTTCTTCATCTGAGCCCAGGACTCGGGGTCGCCATTGAGACATCCGATCCACATATCTATTCCCGGATGCCTAACCTTCCGGCCGACCCCTAGAAATTCTCCAAGGTCGTCTAGTTTGTTGGAGTTAAAATCGAAGGCCGCGCGGGCCGCTTTGAGGGTATCGACCCGTTTGTGTGGCGGGGGCGGGGTCAGGCCGTGCTTGATAAAGTCGGTGTTGGACCGCTTGTCGTCAAAATCAACGACGTTATGCCCGACGGTTATGTCCGCCTGGCAAAACAGGGCATGGAGGGCCTTGATTAGCTCCCGGTTGTTCTCTTTGTCCTTGGCGTAGCCCTTGAAGTCTGGGAGGGCTAGGACGTGCCCCTCGGCTTCACCCAGCCACTTCCAGGCAAAGGAGATGATCTGCCGATGCTTGATGACTCGGATGACGTCCTGTTGCCAGACGCCCCAGGTGTAAGCGATGTTTGGGCTCGTCTCTAGGTCGTAGAGGAGGATTCTTGCAGCAGTTTCCGTCGCGTCGGGCGACTTCGTTTGATTTGCTGGCACTTAACGCCTCCTGTGCGTCTACTCCTCTTCTTCCTCCGACCCGCCTTTAAGCTCGAACAAAGTAGCTCCCCCGCACCCAGCACAGTAAATTGTCTGCCGCCCGGGCTGGACGAGGACATAAAGCAAGACCGTGCAATCTTCGTTTCCGCACCTTTGAATCGACCACGCTATTCCGCCTTTATCCCGTGGGCTGTCCATAGGTATCTAGTCGGCCCATTTCTGGTGATGTTCAAAGGCGGCGCAGGTTTCTGCTGATAGGTCCTCGTCCGTTTTGCCCCGGATCTTTTCAAGTCGGAAGGACCACCCGCACGAACAAGCGACTGTGATGAGCGCGATTCGCTTGAGCTGGTGCCCATTTACTTGGCCCATTGGACCGTGAGCTGTAAATCCTCGCCTTCTAGGTCATCCTCGAACCGCTTAACGGCATCCCGGGAGCCAAGGAGGGCCTTTTGTCCGGCCAGCTCGCCTATGGCATTACCCAGGAGGACGCAGCCTTCCGAATCAGACTTGAGCCCCTTGTCCACGTCCCCGCAGAAGTTCCCGCTATGAATCTGGATGGCTTTATACCCAGGAACGCCCAAAAGCCAGTAAACGTCCTTATTTCGCTTAGGCGAGTGGCCTTTCCGGCACAGATAAACCCCTTCGGGTATACACTCGGGCGGCTCGCCCGAATAGCATTGGAATCCCGAATCAAGGGTAAAGAGACCAAAGGTCCCCTGGTCGGAGGACTCCTTTCGGATTAGGGTTGCCTTTCGTGTTTGTCTAGCCATGCGAAGAGGGCAAGCAAGCACACGGCGGCAACAAAGCACAGCCCACCGATATAAGACGCCCCAGCCAGGACCCAGCCGCCAATCATTTCGGCGCGGGGACGATCTTATCGAGGGCATCCCGCACCCTAGACGCCTTATCCAGCAAAGTCGGGACGAGGGCCGGGGCAAGGACAGCCCACACCTGAGCCGCCTGCTCGGCGTCGATTACCCCGGCGTATTTCAAGAGGTAGACCAAGGACATAACTCCCAGGTTTATCTCCGAGCGATGCCCCTTTAGCTTGTCGTTTGCCCAAGCGACTGCGCCGACAAGCCTTTTTCCCAAGCTGAGCTGAGCAACCTTGACGAGTAGCCAATTCATTGATCCTCCTAGAATCTCCAGCTAAAAGAGATGCGAAATCGGCGCAAGACGCGAGACAAAAGCCACCTCACTTTTGGTCACTCAACAGGGCAATCAACTTACTCGGAGCGTAGACGAGGAGAGCCAACCCTGCCCCAACACCTGCCGCCCAATTTTTGATGCGCTCCAGGGCCCGAAGCCGCTGCCCGTGATCGTTTAGGCGCTCGTCCGTCGTCTTTAGCTGTTGCTCGATCCGGGACAGTCCGCTAATAACCCTCTCCTGGAAGTCGTCCATACAGTCTCCTATGACCGCTGCATTATGACGATGGCGTCGATTGCGCGGTTAAACGCACGCATGGCATAAAGGGCCTGGCAAGAGACGTAAATGGACAGCGCCGCCAGACACGCGCACAACAACTCCATGAGCAGGAGAAGGCGCGGCATGAGCTTGTCCGTTTTTCTTCGCCCCATTAGTCCCCCACACACGGGTATTTCTGCTCACAGTAGAGCGGGTCGAAAGGACGCTCCAAGTGGCAGATTTCATGCGGCAAACAGCCCATGTACCGCTTGCCGATAAAGATGGTTGCCTTGCGGCCAAATTGACCGGGTTTGAAACACGCTACCGGCTTGTGTTTAAGGGGCTCGCCCCGGTCATTCTTGGGGCAGATGGCCGCACAGTGGTTGCCCACGGCGATAGAGTCACAGGCCAGCACGTTGTAGTCGAAGTAACGGAACCGCTGGCAGTTGGCCGACTTCCAGGGCGTTGCACATCCGGTCAACAGCAGGATGGCTAGGAGTCTCATTGAGCCCCAAAACAAGAGATATACACCTGTGTAAAATCGAAAAACGAGACATTCTTTAACGTCGAAAAGCTCGCCTGATCTACCGCCTTTGCCTCTGAGAGGTGGCAAGACGACGAGTTGTCATCGGTCGTGTATTGCACCGTGCAGAAACAGGCGTAATTCGTGTCTGCATACGCCTTGGCGAAATTCACGACGTAATTCCCTGTCGACATTCGGCTCGTCGAAGTGACGTTGATGTCGTACACCGACGCACCCGTCCCTCCGGTAATGACGGCCAACACAGAGGCAAAGGAGCCCTGGTAGAGGGCATTTGCCGTAGACGTGGCCGGGGCGATACTGTTTACTGTCATCGTGGACGAGTTGACGAGGTTGAACGTCCCGGAAATGCTCAGGTTTGACGCCGATGAGTTGCCCGTCATCGAGACGTTCGCCGTGAATGTGGACGCAGCCGTCGCCTCGAAGCCTCCCTGGAATGTCGGTTTGCCCGTCAGCGTTGGCCGCCCGCTTTGCAGTTCACGGATGTCTAGCCCCAGGTTTTTGACCTTCTCGTCAAACGCAGGACTGTAGGTCCCGGACGATTGGGCGGCGGCAAGGGTCGCCGACAGGAGGAGGAGGGACATCAAGGGAGCGCGGGCCTCTCCCTGCGGCTCATATACGCTTGCTCCAGGGCCGAGGCTGTAGCGGCCTGCGGGGCAACGCGATAGACAGCCCCGGGAACTTTTCCCAAAAGCGCCGCACCCTTTAGCGCCGTACCATAGGCCAACGGGGACACCACCGCCGCGCCGCCCAGGCCACCCAGGACAGCGCCAACCGCAGCACCCGGAACACCACCAATAGCCCCGCCCGTTGCAGCGCCGGACGTAACCCCGGAAGTAAGCGCCCCCCAGAATCTGGCTACGTTGGGCTGGCCGTTGATGTTGCGCGGCAACGCGGAGCCAAAGTCGCCGGCAACCTCATTTTCCCAGGCCGCCCGCCTTGCCGCCCGCCACTCGGGATATCCCGGGGGCTGGATCTGCGGATTTTGGTAGGGAATCTTCTGACCCGCGATATAGGTAAACTTCGTTTGAGGACCGACCGGCGGCCCGCCCTTTTCAATGAAATCGTCAAACTGCGTCTTGAGGCCTTGCGCCTGCTCGGATACTTGCTGCGCCATCTCGACGCCACGCGAGCGCATGTCCCGGATGATTCTTCCCGCTTGGCTGGCATTTACGGCCTCTTGGATTGATAGCGTGCCGTCGCGCAGTTTGTTGTAAGCGTCTCGCATCGTGTCCATGGCCCTGGAAACCGTGTCGAAGGGGTCATCGGACTTGGCGATGAACTCCCTCCGCGAAGTGGTCCCAGAGGCCGAGTGGAAAGAATCGTAAGCCTTGGACACCGCATCGTCGGACGGAGCGCGAAGCAACAGACTCGGATCAGCGGCCACCGCTGCGCCGGACTTCTCATCGACGTTGGCAAAGAGCTTGAAAATTGCCCCACCGGCCTTATTCAGGGCCGGGCGGACGGCTCGCACGCCAGCGCCGATGGCCTGCCCCGCACCCTCACCCGCCGCGTTTTCCAATCCCGCCCGGTTGACCTGTCCCAAGACCTCACCCGCAGGCGTGAACTCCCGCCCTGTGGCGGCATTATTGGCCTGAACGAGGGCTTGCCGGGCCGATTCCATGCCCGTCGCGCCAATGTAAGCCCCGCCAAGTCCAGCCAGGGCCACTCCGGGCAGGCCAAACGGAGCCCCATACGGAGCCGCCGCCGCAGCCCCCGCCATTGCACCCGCCGCCGCAGGCGTGGCCCGCGCCAAAGTCCCCAGGAGTCCGGTCGGACGGTTGCTTAGAATGTCGGAATCGGAGCCAACGGACTGGCGCAAGACGTTCCCGGCCCCAGCCACGGATGCCTCAATAAACGATGGCTCCTCTTTCGTCTGGGCGAGTGAGTAGCCAGGCGGCAAATCACGGGTTTGCGGAGCCTCGGAATATCCCGGAGGAAGTTCGCGCTTCATTGTTTCCACCCCACGAACTTGGGACCGTTGTAAAGGGCAACGCGAGTGCGCCCGGAACCGTCAACAAGCGGCACCTCTTCCACGCCGCCGCCGCCCAAAGAGGCCAGCTCGGCGTCAGGGATTCCAAGATCGGGGAAAACAACATCAGGGTTGATTCCCGGATACTGAGCCGCACGACGAGAAAGGGCCGAACGCTCCGACTCAACGCCCTTCTTTTGCTCGTCGTAGATGGCTTTAGCCGTATCGAGAATTACCTTGTTTTTTTCGTTGGCGCTGACGCGGCCCTGCTTAGCGTTGTTCCAGGCCGTGGCCAACCGCTGAGCCAGGGGAGTTGCCTGGTTGCTCAGCGCAATTTCCCCCTCGCGAACGACGGAGTTTGGATCAAGAATCTTGACCAGCGCGTACACCGTCGCGATGTCGCTGATACCGCTGGGATTCTTCGCCAAAGCGGCGATGTTGCGGTAAGCGTCACGGATCTGGGTGAAGTTCTTGACCGGCTGAGCGTTGCGGTAATCGTCGTAAAGCTGGGACTCAATCCGTGCCCGCTCTGTCAGCTCAAGCCCACCCGCACCCCGGGCTTTGTCCGCCTCGGCCTTCGTCTTGTCTATCTGGGCGCGGGTTAGCTCCTGGGACAAATCCTGCTTGCCGAACATCTTCACAAGGCTCTGCTTGAACTGGTCAGCGGCGGATAAGGTTTGCGGGCTATACGGTCCAACCGGAGGATTGGGGCTTGTGGCCAAACTAAGGACGGTCGGGTCGGTCTCAGCAATCGTCTTGCCGCCGAGGGCGAACCGCTCTTGAAGATCGGCAAGCCCGGCCGCGCGCTTTTGATTGGCCAGGGCACCTTGAGCGGACTGGACCTGGAGGTTGTGTAGCTCTCCCGCCCGTGCATCCTGGACGCCCTGCCGCTCAAGCTGTTTCTGCTGGAGGTAGGCGTTATAGATAGAGTCGATGGTGTTTCCAACATCCCGGAATTGGAACGTCGGATCACCAGGGGCCTGGAACTGCGGATTAGACTGCGCCGGTGTAAACCATTTCATGGTCGAAAGAGCCCTCCCGCGTTGTAGCCCACGTCTCCGCCAAGCTGAGCGCCAAGCCGCGCGCCCGCCAGACCCATCCCAGTAGGCGCAAGGGCCGCGCCAAGGCCCGCTCCGAGACCAATGCCAGCGATGCTGCCAAGAGCCCCGGCCCGCTGATTCCTACGCTGCTGGTTCAGGTAGTTCTGGTACATGTCGTTCATGTAGTTGCGGTCTTCGATCTGATACTTGCGCTGTCGCGTCTCATCTCGAAGCCCATAGGCCCGCTCCAGGGCTCCCTGGCCCTGCGCGGCGTAGCTGTTCTGAAGGTGGCTCAGGTTCTTGCCGTAGAAGTCAGCCAGGAGGGCTTGGCGGTTCTGGGCGAGCTGAGCCCCGGCAGAGGCAACCTGGGCCGATTGGGCCGACGTGACCGGCCGTCCAAGGGAGGCGAATTGGGAGTTAGAGGCCGCCGCCGCACGGCCCAGAATGTCCTGGTCGGAGGCGGCCAAGCGAGCCCCAAGCCGGTCGGTGTTCTGCTCCATTAGCTTGCTCTGGAACTCGGGGAGCTGCTGGGCGATTAGGCTGGCCTCATACTCACCAATCCCGCCTTCATCGAGAAACTTGCCGATATAGGCCAACTCCTGCGGGGTAGGTGTACGCCCAAGCGTCTGCTTCCACAAATTCGCGACTGCGTTTAAATCAGCCATGATTCCTCCTCACGGTCCTGTTACGTTCCAAGGCCACGACAGCCAGGTAATCCCGAGCCCCAACACCTCAAACGGGGTTGTCGAGTTGTTCCCGACTCTGAGCGACATAAAGTTTTGAGGCGACGTCTTTGGCAGATTGAAATTGCTCCGGGCGTATGTGATGCCAGAGCCAGTAGACAGCGACACGGTGTAATCGCCCATCTCGCCGTTGGAGAATGTGTAGGTAGCGGTCAAACTCCCGGCCCCGTTATTGCGGCTGAGGAGAGAGACGTTTTTAAATTCTTTCTCAACGAATGGATTAGCCGAGCCGACATCCTTGCTCTGCCAGTAGGCGTTGATGGGCCGGCCGTCGTCTGAATCCACAAGGCCGTAGAGATTCCACGTCCCCGAAGACGCCGCCCCGAAATAGAGACTGTTATTGATGAGACGGGGAGCCTGGGCTTGGATCGAGAACGGGAACCACGCGCCCAAGCGACGGTCGAACTTGAGGAGGCGATTGGAGTAAGGCGCTCCATTAATCGTCGTCGTCCAGTAGATGGAGTCTTTAATCGAGTCGTAGACAGCCCAGGACGGCTGAGCGGGCGTGCCTTCATTCCAGGCGAGCGTGCAGGCGTCTACTTGGGCCTGGTCGGTGGCTGAGCCAAGGAGCGAGCGCCAGCCGATGTAAACGGCCGTATTGGTGGCAATCGTCACCGTCGCGTTGTTGGTAAGGCTCGTCTGCCACGTCAATGGAGCCGTCGCCGGGAGTGTTTCGCACGTCGCGGCTGACGTGGCGTAGTAGACAATTGACCCGCTTCCCGCCGTCGTGTCGGCGCACGAGAGCGTCCCCCAAGACGAAATCGAGCTGTTGGGCTGGATGCACCGAGTAACGAACTGACCCGTCGTGACGAAAACTAGGGAGGTGGTAGAAACCGACGGCGATTCAATGAGGCTGGTAAACGTGTACGTCGCTCGATATTGCGCGTAGCGGTTAGCCGTTACCGACCCAACGGCAATTCCCCCGTTGGCAATCGACTGGTAATAGCTCCACATATCGTCATTCGGAGACGACGAGAAGCGCACAGAGAAAGACATCGTGGCTCCAGCCTGGAGGCTTACAGCGGACGTGAACTGACCGTAGATTGACGCTGGGACCCCGGACTCTAAAACCCTGGACGTAAATGTGGAAACGCTCCCAATGTCGGCTCGGCCAGTTGCGGCTACGCCGACTGCCGGATAAAGGAAGTCAAAGGAAGCAACCCCAGAGGTGTCCCCCGCCTCTGTGGCCCCACCCATGAAGGCGTAAGCCGTAGCCGAGTAGGCATTGGTCGCCGTGACAGACGCCTTAAAGACACCGTCCCTGTAGAAATACGTCGCCGGATGGGACGTGACGATGATTGTGAACGTCGAAAATGCCGTCTGGTCGCGGGCCTCGGAGAAAATCTGCACGCCATCCGAGAAATACTGGGTCGCGTTGTTTCGAATGATGACGTATGGGGCATTCCCCAGGACCCCAGTGCTGTCGGCCGCCGCCCCGACCATCGTGTACCCGTCGTTGTTGGCAGAGTGCCGCGCATTGAAAACGAGAGACTTAGACTGGCTCGTGCTTCCCAAGGCGCGGACAACGCGGTAAGTGTCGTTGATCGAGATAAACGACTGCGTGTAAATCCCGTTGGTAACGGCCTGATTCGGGGCAGTACCGCCAACCGTCCCAACCGTCCAGCCATCGGAAAGCGGGAGAGTGTTCCCCTCAAAGCGGAACGTGTAGCTGCTGGTCACGCCTGAAAACACAAAGGCGGGAGAAAGGTCAGACACCGTCGTGCTAGCGGGGAACATAGAACCCGGGATCGTGTTGAGGTTCCAGGTTCCAGTCGGGAACTGCACGCCCGCCTGCCAATCGGCCTGGGTCGTTTGTGTGTTCGAGTTTTCCCCACCGCCCAACCCTCCTGACTGGCTCTTAACAAGGTTGGGGATCTTGGCTGAGATTTGGCGCAGCGCCCCGCCGCACAGCTCCCAATAGTTCTTGTCCTGGGCGCGGAAGTAGAGGCAGTTTCCGGCCGTCGTGATTGACCCCGGGTCGGTCGTGCCGATGTTGGGCGACAGGATCGAGCATCGCGTGGTGTACTGGTTGCCCAGCTCGCACGCAGAAATCGAAGCCGTCTTAAAGACGTAGAGGATGCCGTCTAGGTGTTTGAGGCCGCGGACTTTGTCTCCCGGAGCCCCGAAGTCGTCAAAGTAGGAGTCCTCTGGGTTTACTCCAAGCGTAAAAGCCGTGTAGTTGCCGGCCGAGGACAAATGGACCCTGTTGGGCTGGCCTGAGATGTCCCCCACGGCCAGACGGTCGCCGGTTAGCTCAAGGATAGACCCCTGCGGCATTCCCGGAGGACTGGTCCGGGTCGTGCCGTCATAGGCCATGATCGGGTCGTATTTGTTATTGGCCCCGTAGAGGACTCCCCCAACGTCCACAAAGGACCATCGAGTTATTCCGGCCGCCGCCGTGGTCAGGAACGTCGAAAAGGCGTTTCCGTTGGTCGACTTGGCGCAATTGCGATCCTGGCAGACGATGTCTAACCGGTTACCAGATGAGTCGATAAACGAATGGGAGCCCGTGACCGGCGATGTGGAAACGGTCAGGTCGGCGGTCTTGGAGAAGCCCTTGCGCTTGAGGATGGCCGAGCCCTCAAGGTTAGACTCGACGTTTAGAGCGTCTTGGGCGTCACAGTTGTTGAGCGTGGCCGGCGTGTCGGCGTCGTTTAAGCCGTGGAAGCAGGCGGACTGGTAGGCACCCTCCTGCGCCTGGGCCGAGCCGAGGAAAACCGCGAGGAGGAGGCTTAGGACCAAAGTCGCGTCCCCCGGATCGTGAATCCAGCCGAAGCCGTGTTCTTAAACGTGTCGATCGCACGATTCTTCCC